ATGACTACATTAAAAATGAGAACTGAACAAGAAATCATGGCTGAATTAGCATTAGTGGTCGTAAAACTACAAGCCGACTTTGTTAATGACGGGTCTCAATATAGCATGCCCAATGGACACGGGCAGGTATTTTTATATGATACGGAATATCTCGATATACGCTTTATAGAAGATAATCGAACTGATAGCGTCGTTAAATTCAAATCAACCACGGTCCCACAATCCTCGGCGTTTTACTGCTGACTTTCCGAATTAGATAGTTAATACAGAAATTAAAGGATCAGTCGTTGATCCTTTTTAGTCTCTAAAATTTATAAACCAAATTATCTTCATATTGCCCTTGGTAGTTGAGGTTTGTCTTAATCGTAATTCTTTGTGCACCATCAAATGCCTGCCAGTTATTGACTTTATCTTCACACATATACTCAATAAACCGCACGAACTCGCTTTTTGTCGATGAGAAGAAGATATACGGTGGTCGTGTAATGTTAATTAAGCGTAGGAAGTCGATAAGATCGAAATAATGCGCTTGCTTATAGCTCTCTTGTTTCGTACACAAATATGGCGGGTCTAACACAAATACCGCCCTTTCGTCATTGATAAAACGCGGAAGTAACGTGTGGAATGATTCATTGGTAATCTCTATACCATCCAAATAACCATGGGCATTTGGATAATCTGATTTTCTAATACAATTCCAAAAATCTTTATGATAAAGATCACTAAGTGTTGCGACTTGCTGACCGCTAAATAATAGCCAACTGGCTAAGCAGTTTAAATCCTTATAACCGTCAAATGTTTCGATTGCTTTGATTATTTTAGTTTTGAGAAGATGATCAGTAATACGCTTTTGGCGTGGAACACCATCTAATAAAGTATATATCTTGCCACGCAACCGGTTAATATCGTCAATATGTTTGAGCCGCATGACATAATCGTCGAAGTCATTGTAAATAAAGCGTGCAGCAGGTTTGAGTTGTTTTGCCGTGTGGCTAAGTAATCCCGAACCACCAAAGGCATCAATAATTGTCCAGCCTTTACCTTCATCCTGAATATGCTGATTAAGTATTGTGGTATAATGTGTTAAGAATTGCTGTTTTTGCCCAATAAATGGGAGTGGTGCTTGTTTATAGCTTGATAAATTGTTTTTCATATTCTGTAAGCCTCTTTCATATACTGAAAAAATACGCTAGACTTACCTCGTCTTGGCTAAGACCGCGGGTCTAGCAATAGTTATTGCTCACAGGTCAGGACTGTGGGTGATAAGGTCGGCAGGCTGTGCAAAGCTCACCGACTACCCGTGTTTGTGTTATTTTTATTTACCTCCTATTTGCCTACACGAATTGTTATATCCCTAAATGCCAATGCATTATTAGCGATACTATCTTGCACGACAATCTTAAATCGGATGCTTGTGACTTGCGGCGGTAATATGTCCGTGACTTGTTGCGGATGCCAGTCATCGGTCGGGTAATCACCGAGCAGCCCCGAATCAATAGATTTAACTAGATTATCGCTATTTAGCAACTGCACAATAACCTTACATTTACCGCGCCGTTGACTGTAACTCAAAATCTTATAGTTAAGCGCAAACCGCCCAAACTCGCCCGGTGTAACAGCAAAATCTCGGTAAAGTTCACTAGTCGGTGATAAGCTACTTGATAACATAAAATACGGCAGACCACCGAAATAACCATCATCGTAGCGGTTAAGATAGTTATCACCCTGTGTGAATTTAGCTTTATAATCCCAGTCATAAAGTAGCTGCATTGCACCGGCAACGTTAAACTGATAATTAAATAAGCTGGATAAGCCGTTTTTAACTGCGCTTAATGTAATCCGATTAAACTGCTCTCCTTCCTTTTTAGCTTCATCCGGATATAAAAACTCGGTATCGGTGGTTGTTATAGTGCGAACAATGTTGGAACCGTCAAGCAAAGCAATCTGATAACTGACGCCGTCACCGAGAATCGTGCTATCTTCGGTATGTGCGATAAGTTTATCGGCTTGAATGTCTCTATCACGATGCGCCCAAGTTAATTTAAATTTGCTCCCATCGGCAATAGTATCGCTATATATGCCATCAGCCTGTACTTTACCCGGCGGGTACGGGCGGGCTTGGCGTTTCCGGGTTACGATAACAAGTTCTTGTGCTTTATCTTCCGATAACGTTTCTTGTTGTGTACGGGTCAGTAATTTCGCTTTGATTTTTTCATTGACGGTATATTTCACGTCATTTGTGCCTGCTGCAATTAAGTAACACCATGCTCTTGCACCACGTTTGTGTGATTGCGGGATTGTGTCGGCACAACCGCGTCCAATCGTAATGATGGATTTTGTAAAATCCACAGAGTCAATTTTCACGATTTCATCGTCTATCATTAATGCTTCGGCACCACTAAGACCTGAGTAATCCCCGTCGGTAACAAATCTTACTTGGGTTTGATAAGGTGCAATATCTTCATCTAACACGACAGACGGTGTGAACGAACCTTCGGTAGCATGCTCAAATCCAGCGCCCCCATCAACTATCAAGTCATAGCCGACCGAAAGTGCGGTCGGTGCGGTAGCCAGTGACCACACCAAGCAATCCGTCGGTTTCACGAATGCACGTTCGGCATCAGACAGAATTAACGGATAAAGATGATAAGGCACTTCAAATAATCGGTTGTGTCTAATCGGTTTAGCACTATAATCCGGTGGAATATAAAGTGATTCCGATTTATTTGTAGAATAATTTGCGGCAGGTAATCCGAACACATCTTGCAAGCAAGTTACAATGAATTCCCCTTCATTGTTCCCGTTTTTAATCTCCATAACGCGGAAAATAACGCTCTCAATACCCCGATCAGGTAATTTAAGCTTAATCACATCACCGTGGGTTAATTCACTGCCGCGCATATCAAACACCACTTTAAGACGGGTTAAACTGCTTGCTACCGTCTCTAAATCGCGTTGCGCCACCCGTGCGGCTAAATCAAACGTCGGAATGCCTTTATATTCCATTGTCTTTGTAATGACGCCGTGCATTTGTACAGATGCAAGATTATTGGCAATAGCTTGGTCGTCGCGATTAGTCAGCGGGTCGCGATATTTCACAATCACTTGATTTGCGGTAGTGTCGGTTGTCGAACTGTCTTCATCTTGCACCATCAACACACCGTTATCATAGTGAAACAATGGTAAATGATCCGCATTGTAGTCATTACGCAACAAACGCAAGCCTTGCTTGCCGGTGCGAATATCGTCAAACTGCACAGCTCCAATATGGTCGATAACCGATTGAATAAACTGCTCAATGCTATCCTGTCGGTTATATCGCAAACATAAGCCAAAACCCTCGTTATAAAGCGTATCGGCAGCTTTAATGTAGCTTTCAATATTTAAATCGGACAGTTCCTTTTTCCCACCCCAGCTTTTATTCGTTGCGCATTCCACTAAGATATGAGCAGGGTTCATTGCATGAATTTGTCTTACGTTTTCTTCTTGTTCGGGTGTTAATCCTTTTATTTTTAAATTATCGTTGCGTAGCATGATTCTCGCTTTTTGCGGGTACCAGACGACACCATTGTGCCAGCCTTTATTATTGCGCCGGAGACGATAGCTGTGTTTTTTAGGGTAGGCGTTATAGCAACTAATTAAGCCGCTAAAGACAGTGGTCGTAATGCCGCGAAAAACCCGGTATCATATCATCCGGCGCGAGTTCGCCATCAATGACCTCACTGTTTGAATAAAACTTATCACGCCCATCATCATAGCCTTTTTTGTGGCGGTTACGGGCTCGCCAGCCCGACCCGCTACTTACTGCCGGATTTAAAATGCCTTTCAGTAAATTGACTAACATCTTGCTGGGTTTTTGGTCCGGTTCACCCATCAGAATTTCTAGCCTGCCTTGAATACCACCTTCTCCTCCGGTTTTGTCGCCTCCAAATAAATTAGGTTTGTCTATATAGATAGCTTGCGACCGTATCAATTCTCCGGGCTTGCCGACATAAGCGGTTTTATCATCTACCCGCAATTCGACGATTTCGTCCACGGGTCCACGCCCGAGACCTGAATGAATATCCCAATAATAGCGATAGCCGACTGTGACTGACCTGCCTTTACGTTTGCCACCCATTATTGCTTCTCCTTGTCCTCGATTGCCGCATTAACGCATTTACGTGCAAATACACTGCCCGTTGCTAAAAATGTTTCGGCATTAATGCCGTGTTGCAGAAAATCCTCAAAATCCAATCCTTCACGTTTGAAAAAAGCTTCGACACCGGAAACGCAAAAATCGACCCGTCGCATATCCCGCATCGTAATAATTAAGTGAGCTGTATCTGTCATTACATTAACCTTTTTGATTTCACTTGTACGGTAATTGCCATAAGCAAGCACTTGCCAGTCTTGAGTCCAGCAGTCTCCAAAAAAGACGCATTGCGGCACACCTTCGTCTGATTGCGGAAAATTCCAGTCTTTTGCTGCGGCGGCATCCGGTGATTGTGTGTTTGGTCGTTTAGTTAATGCCTGGTTAACCAGATAATTCACCACGATTACCGCCACGAAACGGACAATCGCCCAACCAATAGTTGCAAACATAAATCCTCCTAACGTTAGAACACTCTTGAACCGTCGTAAGGGCTTTTATTCGGCATATGCGGAATACCCCCGAAATTCAGCATATTCTTGAATTTGTTCAAGCAAGTTGACGCCCGCCCGTCACATCCCGGATACACTTTTATTACCGTTCCCACTTGCAGCTTCTGAGTGCCGCCTATTAGCGTCAATTCGTTGTTCTGATGGGTTTTGACGGCACGGGTTTCGCGCACACCGTCATCCAGCCACTCAATAAACCCCGCATTAAACCAACCTTGCGGTAATTCTTGCGGAATATCTACAGTAATCGTGGTCCCGGTCATCGCTTTAACCGTTAACCCGCTGACAACAAAATTCTTCGGATTCACTTTGCAGTCATAATCATACAACGCATAAGGACAGTTACGCCCCCAGGTTAATCGTAACCCCGCCGATTTCATTGTGGCGGAAAGCCCCGCCGAAATTAACTGTGTTTGGTGTACATCAGGGCGCTTCGCTTCAATAATAGTACCGACCCACACCACACGGATTTCTCTATCTTGCCAATGCAATCGCATAATCATCAACTTAACGGTTTGGCTCGGTGCAATACCGCGATAAAGCTGCGCCACCGGATTATTACTTGGTAGGGTGACAGCCACATTTTCTCTTGAGCCGTCGCGTGAATGGCTAATTGCAGTCGCAATCCATTTCTCGTTGTTTACTTCAATGTCCATATCAGCATCGCAAAAGCGCCAGATTTTTTCATTTTCGCCGCGGGTGAATTGATAAAGCGTTATCGGCTGACCGTCAGAAACCGATTTTGTAATATCTGAATAACTCATTTTTAAATTCCGTTAAATACCGTTTAAATTTCCAGTTCGTCGCGCACACCGCGAAAACTCACCGTGATAGTTGCCACACCGTCAGCATCAGTATGATGCACCCAACTCACCGTATCGCTGTCCAGTCTTGACAACGTTAAGAATGAAATCTTAGCAATTTCGTCTTGTTTAAGATTTAACGTATCCCCATCTAATGCCAAGCGCTCCGTTTGCGAATCCACTACACTTGATGACACAATCCGGCGATAGAAAATTCGTCCGTCAGTACATTCAATGCGAATATCTTGTCGCCCGGTTTGGCTTTGTAACATTGCCGTATAGTTAATAAATGCAATATCAAGATTTTTGCCGACTAAAGCTGCGTCTGGGGTTAAATCTGTGCCAGAGGTTGCCACCCAAATTGTTTTCTGCCGCCCGTTTAAGTAATAAAACAACTGACGCAGTTTGCGCTGTTGCTCACGTCCTTGTGTAATGAAACGGTGACTGGTGACCTGAAAGACTTTTTGTGCCGCATCCAGATAATGCGGTAAGCCCGTATCGTTATCGAGAGACTTAATTAAGCGCGTATATTGTGCGGTAATGTCTTCCGACCAGTCGCTTGTCGGTTCTAAAACAGGGTGGTTACGGTATGTCGGTAAATGCGCAACATCGTTTGAATAAGAGTTATGCTCATGAATTTTTAACCGCACTTGCGCTCGGGAAACCCCGTCGCTTAATCGTGTAATTTGCGGCATATCGGTAAGTACTGCGGAACGAAGCGGATAAATCTGCGTCAAAGTGTGGTCGAAGTTGCGGACAATTGGGCGTTTGACAATAAGCTTATCTGATTGCACATCGACAATTTCAGCCATTTCCTTGTTTTTTCCGCTGATCAAAATAACACGCCCGCCACTGACAAAGTCATAACCCCTGGTATTAATACTTATCTCATGCTGACCTTGTTTAATATCTGCCAGCAAGTAAGAACAATCGGCGAACACCGGCATAGCCCAGACCCGTGCCCCATAGGCATATAACGCGCCGTCAAAATACTGGCGTTCAACATCTGTCATCGTGACTTTAAATTCAAAGCTGCGACGTGGAGATAACCGCCGCGCCACGCGCTGTTCCGCGCCGGTAATCGATTGGTGCACGGAAGTTAACCACTCTAAATTTTCGGTCACGGATTCGGACCAATCCGGGAAAAATTGCCAATCGGTCGAACGTGAACCGGTGATTTTTAACGTCACCGGGTTATGCCCTAAAAACTTAAAGGTTACCGTACAATCAATCACTGCCGGTCCATTCATACCGACGGTAATGTCCCATTTTTTCAATGCAAGGGCATTAAATGTTCCAGTACTTACACCACTAACTCTAATACCTTCGCCACCATCTAACGTAACCGATAACAGTTTTACAGGTACGCGGTTAGCGTTCCACACTTGGACTGAAAAACGTTGCTCGGTTGAGATTGAGCCGAGATTGACAGTGTGCGGGATAACAAAAATCCGTTTATATAAATGCGCGTAGAAATTAGGCACCACATGTGCCCGCATTGATTGTGTTAAATCAATCTGCACGCCGGGCGAAATTTTGCCGTTAATAAGTATGCGTGAATGCGCTAAAATACGCGCATCCGCTCCTCTATGGGTGACTAAGCGGTCAAGATAACCGGTATCTTTGAGCGCACCGGATTTACCTGTTTTAACTTTGTGTGCAGTAATATCAGCCATACTTGTTACTCAATAATACGATAAGCCACACCCTGGATCCCGGAATTGTTTTTACCGCGTTCAATCTCCCGTGCATTACGCACATCATATTGCGCGCTCGGAATAATCATCCAGCGCTCACCGGCGATTTCCAGAATCTGGCGCGGCTGAACCCCCGTCATTGTGCACTCATATCTATCCGGCAACACGCCCAAATGGCGGAACACACCGTCCACACCGTGTGCGATAAGACTGTGCGGACAAGGAATTAATACCTGCCCGAATTTCGATTGGCTGAAATTAACCATCAGTTTATCCGGATGATAAGTATTTTGCTCGTTATACATTGACGCACGCCCCAAGGAGAGTAAATATTTACCGTAATCGGATTTGGCGAGATTGCCGTAATCCGAGATATTTACCGGTGCAAAATACCAGGGCGACTTGGTATCACCGCTTACGCCATCTGCACGTACAACGGCTTGTTTTCCTTCTCTTCCGGGAGAAAATCCATACACATGATCTGAACTTTGATAATGTCCATCATTGTCGGTAATAAACGTGCCGAATGCATATTGACCACCGGTATACTCGCCCTCTTTGTCTAATGTACCGATGCCTAAATGACGGAATTTTTCCGCCTCAATTTGAACAACTACATGTAAGTACTGTTTAGTGCCAAAAAATCATACGAAACGTAATTACCGTTTTGTAATTGCGTTGTGTCTGTATCAATAACACGGTAAGCATTTGTCCTTGATGTACCCGGCTGTTCTTGCGCCGGTTTGCTATTATCAAATCCGGTATTAATACAAATATAAAAACCATTATCATCGGACGATAAATAACATGACCAATAGCCATCCGTATTATGTAAGTAGAGCTGATTATCTGCTGTTTTATCAATGACCCAACCTTGTTGTTGTGCAAATTCTGCCAGTTTAGTCACAAGCTGATTTAATGTTTTTGCGGTGCCTGTTTGATATGCCATGATTACGCCCCCGTTGTGGTCTCTAATACAAAATAATCGACTGTGGTTACTCTGAAACCACCGTTAAACACAACGCCTGACCGACCCGCTGCAATAGTGACTTTGTCCCCCGCCGCGCGTTGTAAACCGGGGATCCAGTAAATACCGTCCATTGCACCCCAGCGGTTACTGCCCTGACTTGAGCCTGCCGAGCTAAAAAACTCGACTTGAAAAAGCGGAAAACTCCCGCCGGGCGATGCTCCCATCTCACGCATCATTTGTGGTTGCTGGTGTCTTGAATAAAATTGCAAATTACTTATGGGATATAGCCACTGATTTGAAGAATCCGCAGTGACACGCTCGTAACGTTGCCCGTAAAAATCACGCCATGCCTGGTCCGGGGTAATTAACCAACAATTGCCGTAAAACGGATTAACGATAGATGAGTTAAACTCGTCAGCCTGTGAGTAGCGAATAAATACCGCATTATTGTTACTGTTAACAATTGGTGCGCTACCTGCAATACAAAGTGGGTACGGGTATTCTGTCGGCGGCACAGTCGGTAAGATAAAACCTAAATATGCACTGGAGCAGACTTGTGAGATACGTGTCACTATTTTGCAGCAACGCCCATCTGCTACAATATGATATTCAACCGGTCTGTTGTCGCCGAAAAGTGCCACACCCGGCGACGGGTTAATTAAGCCGGTGTGAATTTCGGTTGGTGTAACAAATTGCGCGTTGTAAAACGTGCCGCCCCAAAAGTTGATGTTATAAGTATCCGCCGAAATCAAATTTGCGGTTGACGCACAGATATAAATATCCTGCTCAATGCCTGTACCGGTGGATTTCCACGCAATCTGGCGGATTTCTTTTGTTGTTGCCGTGGCTGGCAATGTGCGGTCAAGTAATACCGTCCACGCCTGCCCGTTAGCAATTAATGTCGGGTCGGTCGTCAAAAACTTATTTAAAACATCGAGCAAATCGCGCTCATTTTGTGCTGTACCTGTCTTATAAGCCATTTTCACCTCTATTAACTTAAATCTTGTTTCAGCGTTTGTTTATTCGCTCTAATTACTGTCAACACGGCTTGTTCTCCTGCGCGGGTGTTAATGCCTGATGTGAAAAGCTCTGCGCTATCAACTGCAAGTGTTTGCTGTATTTGCACCGGAGATGCCACAACTTGCGAACCTGCTCGTCCCTCGCGCAGTGAATCACTTAATCCGGGTTCTCGGTAGCTTGGCATTGCAGGCACGGAGACCGGACCGCCGGTAGCGAGTTTGCGTAACCGCTTACTATTAATCGCATCCATGAATGCGTGTCCGTAATGTGATACGGCAGACGCCTGGATTACCCACTCACCGTCAGATAAACGAGCGGGAATAGAATCGGATGTGCTGGTGCCCGGTCCGCGAATCGGACCGCCGGTAGCACGTCCGACCGCTGCCACCGCACTGCCTGCGGCACTACTTGCTGCGCCGCCGAATAACCCACCGATAGCACTTGATGCTTGCAGCGCAAGCTGTTGCGCTGCAATCTGTGCCATCGCATTCAAAATCGTTGTAGCCAGGTTCTTGATCGCGTCTTTTAACGTCATCGTGCCGTTTGCAAGGCCAACCAGTGATGTTTGGATACCTTGTGTTAGTCCGTCTTTAAACGCTTTCTCAAGGTCATTGCCTGCGTTTTTCAGCTCCGAGATTTTACCGCGCATTTGCTCCAACAACGCTTTGGCTTGTTCGCCCTGTGTGCCTGGCATTTGCGCGAGTTTCTCAAGCAATGGCAATTGTTTTCAATCTCGGCGACGGTTTGTGCATAGATTTCTTTCAGTTGTCTTTGTCCCTCAAGATGAGTAATCAATCCGGTTTGCACTTGCGTATTAATACGCTGTTCTTGTGTTGATTGGGATTGAAACAGCTTATTAATTTCCGCCTGCACGCCGTCAATCTGCACTTTCGCTTTTTCCAACGGTAAAATCTTTTTAATTAGATTAATCCCGTCAACATTGCTGTGCTTTTGGAACTCGGCTAGTAGCTTGCTATAACGTCCCTCAATGTCGGTTAAATTGGCTTTAACTTGCTGTCCGGTTAAGCGTAAATACTGCAAGTTAAGTTCAAGATTCTTGCTACTCGCATCATATTCTTCGGTTTCTTTTTCGATGCAGCTTTACGTACTTTTTCTCCCGCCTCAATTTGCGCGGAATACTTCAATGCTTGCTGACGCTGTTCTTCACTTTCCCAATCGGTGTGATTGATGTCATAATCGCGTTGCCCTCGTGCATTTAATGACGATTTTTCTGCTTGCGCCCGTAAGCTTTCAAGTTTTTTCTGGTTATCTTTTGCCGTCTTTGCATTATCGACTTTATTTTGCAAATCAATAATGTTGTTTAATCCATCAATTAACGGCTGCAACAACTTGCCGCTATCGCCCGCTTTCTTTGCCGCTTCAATAGCACGGTCGCGGAATCGTTCGAGTTTTTCGGCAGCGGTATAAGTCGCGTCAACTAAATCGCTGTTCAGTTTGCTTTCAAGTTTTTTCAGCTCACCTTGCATTTCCTGCAATTCGCTTTCGTTCTTCTTGATAATATCCCTTAACAGTGCTTGCGCTTCTTCAACCTCCGGACCACCCAACGCTTTGAGTTTTTCAGCAAGCTCGCCGCCGGCAGTAATCGCTTCATCAAATGCCGCTTTATACTGTTCTTTCACAATGTTGGCTATGTTGCCAAGCTCTTTTAAGTGTTTTTCAAGCGAACCAATTTGTTCGTTAACTTTGTTAATTTCATCTGCATTAATCAATCCGCCCATCACGCTTGTGCGGTTTTGATTAAGCAGCTCATTACGGCGGGCAATCAGCTCATCCAGTTGTTTCTTGGCGTCTTCAATCGCTTTGTTGTTTGTATCCACCTGCACCACACGGTCGGTAAACCCGCCAAGTTCGCCAAGTTTCGTACGCGCTTCAATTAAGCCCTGTGTTTTATCAATGTTTGACTGGATGGAATTGGCGGTTTGTTGATACTGCGTATCTAATTCTTCTCTGTTTTTCAGATATTCATACGCCAGATACAGCCCGGTAATCGCTGTAATCGCCAGTCCCAATTTGCCGCCCGCCAGTGCCAGCAGACTTTGACCGATACCTGATGCCGTTGCACCCGCTTTTGCCGTAGCCAAATTGCGATTGGCAAGGGCAAGGCGTTCTGTTGCAATTGCTTCGCGCTCGGTCGCCACCGCCATGGCTAAAGCGGCTTTGGCAGCATTGACTTCGATTTGCGCCCGAGCAATCAGGCTTCGGGTACCCACGGCAGTTGCCGTATTGTTACGCACGGTTTCAATCGCCATTTTTGCCATACTACTGATGTAACGACCTGTTGCCGCCCCTGCAACAATCAGTAACACCGTGCCGAGTTCGTCAAGGTTTTTCGCCAACGCGCTGACAGTACTTGCCACCAGTGACACCGCAGGCACCGCTTTGTCTGTTTGACCGATAAAGCGTAACCAGGCATTGCTTAATTCATTGATTGCCCGCCCGATAGTGTGTGGCATCGCGTCATATTGGCGCTGGATTTCATCTTTCGCCTCTTTCATGGCACCAATAATCAGTTGCGGGGTAAGCTCGCCCTGTTCAGCCATCTTGCGGAGTTCGCCCCGGGTTTTGCCAAGGCTCTTTTGCAGGATTTCCAGGATAATCGGCATTTGTTCGGAAACGGAATTAAATTCTTCACCCCGTAATGTGCCTGAAGCCAGCCCTTGGGATAGCTGAATAATCGCGGCACTGGCTTCTTGCGCGTTCGCGCCCGAAACCACTGTCGCTTGCTGGATTGTCTTGGTAAATTGCAACAGTTCCGCGCTGTTTGCTTTATCCCCCAAAGCACGGTAACTACGGGTATAAAGTTCAGCGGTAGCATTAAATAACTGCCCGGTATCATCGGCAATCTGCATTAATTCCTTAAATGTGCCTTTTGCTTCGCGATTTGAAGCTGACACCAGATTAATGCGCGCCTGATAGTTTTTATATTCGTCGGATGTGTTGGCAATGCCGGCTAATCCGACGGAAATTCTTGAAAGTGCGGCAAGTCCCACAACTTGCTTTTTAAGTACCGTCAGTTGTTTGCTGATAGATTCCACACCCGCCCGCGTCTTGCCGAGCTTGCCGGTGGCTTGGTCTGCGCTGTTGCCCAGCGCATTCAAACCTTGAGCCCCGCTTCGGCTGTCTCGCCCGACGGCATTGCCTGCACGCGCAGTACGTTGCATTTCTGCTTCCAGTAATTTAAAATTACGGACAGCGTTATCCAAATCCGCTTTGACTTTGAGTGCGAGTGTTAAATTATCAGCCATGGGAGTCCAAAATAATGAAAAACGATAAAATGTTGAGTTATATTGCGTGGGCTATCGTGACCTTGCCGATAACCGTCCCGTTGTTGCTGGTGTTGTTAGGGGTGATTGAATTTCGCAGTTTGATTGCGGTGATGTTGCTTTTCGGCATTGGGGTTAGCATCTTCAAACTGGTTTTCAGATTCCCGTTTGCCGCCGCCGTGATTGCCGTGATGTTCCACCCTCACCGCTAAACCCCTTCTTAAACTTGGCCGCCTAATCGGCGGTCAAGGTGTTTATATAGTCTTTCAAATCTTTACCGCCGTTTACCCCATAAGCCATATCGGTTGTTCTGGCTGCGCGTGCCAAGCGCTCACGCCGTAATGCTTTGTCATAGAACAATAACAACTGGCGGGCAGTATAGTCGGCAATCTCTCGGAATTGATGACCGTTCGCAACTAAAAATTCTACAATTTCACCCCAGTCCACTTGCCGAGATTGTCCTTTGCTTTGCGCTCTATCATAGGCTGCACCGCCTTTCGGGTAAAAAATCGGAATTGACACCCCACCAAACAATTAACAATTCTTCACCGTCTTTGGTATTTAACCCTTCGACAAATGCCACGGGTTTATTAATGGCAATAGCGACCAATTCAATGACATCCTGATAATTGGCACTCAAACACGCCATCAGATCATCAAGCGAAAAATCTTCCTGATTGCTGCCCAGTGCGGCACGCAACGCCTGGATAAACGGCATAAACTTTTCGTTATATTGCAATTGCTGTTTAAGGGTGTATTCCTTAACTTGGACTTTTTCCCCGCCGATTTTAATTTCGGTGGTTGGAAACAAAATTTCCAGCTCTTTATTGGTTTCAGTTGTCATTATTAAACCTTTTTGTTAATTCCCGGGGATTAGCCCGGGAGTGGGTTTATTTACGGATTTTGATAACGCGACCAAAGCGACCAAGCTCTTTATCGCCGACCTTGGTTGTGTCGGCAAGAACCTGGGCTTTAGTGGATAACGCATCTAATGAGTTATCGTTGTTAATCAAATTAAAGGCTTCTGTCGGGTTAAAGTTCACTTTGTAGAGTTCAACAACCGTCCATTCGTTCAGCTCCGCCAAGTTCTGACCCTCAAAACGCAAGAATAAGTCTTTCGGGTTCTCGGTAAGCATTGCAACGCTTTCAAGCGCACCGTGCTTATACGCTGCCGTGTCGGTGTTATTTTGAATATCTTTCAAAAATTCCACCGCACCAAAAATTGGATCAACGTTATAATCTGTGCCCTCAACCAGGGAGCCGATTTTTACTTCGCTGACGTTTTGATGCGCTAAAGTGATACGATCGCCCGCTTTAATTTCTTTCGGCAACGCCTCGCCGGTAACACTTGCGGCTTCTTTTTTGGATGCGCTGCCCAATAAAGTCAAGCTCAAGTTTTCGACGCTCAACTCGTGAAATTTAGCAGATACCTCACCGGATTTGCCGGTAATAATTTTGCGCACTTTTTGGCGCGCGCCGGAATAAGATTCGGTGTGCTCAAAACTTTCTACACTCAATGAGATAGACAGTTCGGACACATCACCCACCCAACGTTGTGAGCCGATGTTGCCCATTGCGTCACGCACGGCAAGATAGAGTTTGCCCTGACCGTAAGAATACGTTTCAACGTGTGCCATTTATTGTTCTCCTTGTTCGGATTCGTTAATTTCGCCGTTAGACGGCACTGTTTCGGCATCGCTGCCGGGGTTTTCGGTTTGCTCGGCTTGGGGCGGTTGTTGTTCCGCTTTGTCGGCATTTTTGCCGGTATTTTCATCCGCACTTTTAACTGCTGTGCCAATTTGATGGCGGACGAGATACGCCGCATCGGCGTCGGTTACGTCAATCACATCTCCAGCCGAATAGCCAACACCGGCGTGGACGTGCGATTGGTTTAATTTAATTTGCTTCATCGGTTTCTCCCCATGATGACTTTGGTTTGATAGGTCTCCATCCAGACCAGATAAGAGTTGCTGTAATCCACTACATCACCGCGCACAAAAAAGGTTTCTTTTGCGCCCGGTAGCGGTGGACGCCAGCCCATCAACTGTTCCCGGATTTTGCCGATAACCGGATTGCTAATGCTTAAATGCGGGGCGTCGTTGTTGTACTGATACGACTGCACAATCACGATCACCGAAAAACTCACAGTAACCATTTGACGTACCGCAACATCATTGAGCGTCCCGATTTCACCGTTGGGTACGACAAACACCGCGGGCGTCGGCAAACCGGCAAGACTCACATCGGTAATAGAGCGATATTCTGCGGTAGAACCCAACGTGGAAATGTATTCGGGCTGTAACGGCTTGAGTTGCTCAATAACATGCTTTAAGTCAAACGGTCCGTATTGCATTAGTAATCCTTCAGGTTTTCGGCGGTAAACACACGGTCGCTGGCTTTTTTGCTAAATTTCAGCAGTCCGCTGATGGGCGTGAGCTCATCTTCCAGACCGAGCGAAAACTTACCTTCTGCAACCAACTGCAACAATTTGAGCGTATCCCGATAGTCGCGCACGATTGGGTTATCCGCTTCCTTCGCCGGCAAATGCTGGTGCAGGTAATAACGGACAAGGCTACGCGCCCAGGTCGTTAAAATGCGCGGTGTTTGCTTAAACGGCAGCTTATAGCCGCGCTGACGTAAATAACCGTCAATTAACGCACTGGCGTCGGCAATCACTTCTTCAATGCGGGTGATTGCCTGTTGCGCTTTCTCTAGGGCTTCCGGTTGTTCCCCGGAAGTATCCACGCCGTCAATGATTTTGCCGATAATGCGCCAGTCGGCAGGGGGGTGCCCCACCTGCGCGGTAACTTGCGCCAGTTCCATCACGCCCGGCTTTTCATCTAATTGTTGCAGTGTGATATACATATGACGACCTTAGATAACGTCTTCCAAGAAGACGCCTAAATCACGCGCGGTGATAAGCTCTCGAACGGATTCGCCGACGCGGATGCGGTAACCGCCGCGCATACCCATGTCTTCGTCGAAGATTTGGCGTGTTTCGCGGTCGCCGAATTGCGCGGTTAAACCGAAGGTGGTGCCGCTATTTGCGTCCGCTAATTTGTCACGATAAATCAACGAGCAGTGATTACCCCAAGCGTGAGCAAGCACCGGTTTTTTGGCGATATTGACGGTATTCACCAGCGCCTGACCGACATAAATGGCGTCCAGCTCTAATTTGTCGCGTAAGTATTCCAACGGTACCAAGCCGTCATCGCCCAATGTGCCGTTATAACCTTTGATAATGCTTTTATTTTGACGCAATGCGCTGGCGGCTTTTTGTCCCAACACCATGATATTCGGACGCATCACAAGGCTATCTAAGGACTCAAGTAATAATTTGAGAGGTTTAGAATCGTCATGAGTCCATTGGTCCGCACCGGACAATTTTTTGTAATTGTTGGAGGCGTAGGACTTTTTGTTAAACACTAAACCGGCTGTACGCACTTCGCGATCTAACAAAATGAGATTGGTGGTTTGTTCGGTTGCGCGACCTGTCGGGCTGTAGCCTTTCGGGGCGTTGCTGATGTCCGAAATCGGCACCGGTGAATCCAATGCGTAATCTTCGGTTGAGGAGGTTTTTTCGGTGAATCCGAATTCAACCTGATTCGGTCTTGATGTACGTCCGACATGCGTTTTAGGGATGGTAAAACCTTCGCCCAAATCATATTCTTTATACTTAAATTCGGCTTTGCCCACGCCAACACGCGGCAATACATCATCGGCAATCATGCGACGGTTGCGGTACGCAATCGCAATCGCGGTCAACACCGGATCAATAGGAAAATTTGCTTTACTCATTTTTTGTCCTTTTTTCAATAAGTGAAAATTAATTACAGTTTTTGCTTAATTTTGATGAACGGGTTATTCAGCGGCAAAACCCGGGGCGATGAACAGGGAACCTAAATCACCCTCTGCGCCATCTTCTTCGGCGAAACCGATATAAGCCTGTTTTGCGGTGGCTTTCACGGCGCGACCTTGCGCGTCAGTAGTTAAACAATCACCGCGCTTGATTTCGGCACCGTACATCACCGGGTATAAGCCGGAGCGCACAACATCAACATGTTCGCCCGGGTCTTTCGGCACACGGGTAGAGATACCGATTAGCTTATCGGTGGCGGCGGTCGCTTGTTTTGCGCCGTTTTTCTTCGCCGAAAGCGACAATGTGATAACCTTCGATTTTGCCCTCGGTGACATACGCAACGATTAATTCAGGGGTTTGGCTCATTTACTTGCTCCTTGCATGATGTGATTTACTGCTTCGGTCATTGAGATCTCAACGCCCGCTTTCGCTTGTTCCGCTTGATATGCGGTCGCCGCTTTTGCGATAGACGCGCCGTCGGCAAAATCTACCGCGTCTTTGTCTTTTTCGCCCGGCTCACCGGATTTTTCCGAAAAATCGACCGGTTTGGTGTTAAGCACGTCTTTTAATACGTCAATAGACGACTTGGAGACGGTTTGTGAGCCGTCGGAGAACGACACCGGGGCATTGCCAAGTTGCACCATCACTTCGACTAATCCCGCTTTATGCGCCGGCAATAACTTGCCTGCTTTTACTAGGCTGTCGGCAAAATCAGTGGCTTCTTTTTCTGTTTTTCGGCTTCCGCTTTGGCTTTTTCTTCCTCGGCGGCTTTAACTTTGCTCTCGCGGTCGGCAATAGCGGCTTCACGTGCGGCAAAATCGGCTTCTTTCTTCGCAACTTTATCGGCTGCCAGTTTTGCGGCGGCGGCTTCAATGGCGGCTTTTTGTTCTGCTTCGTTCATGGTTTTCTCCTGTGGTTTGGGGTTAGCAGATTCGGATTCATCAAAAGCAAAGTCGGCAAACGCATTCTCACCGCCTTGGCTTTCGGCAAAGTTTACGTCTGCCAAGCCTTTCACCGCAGGCGGCACGGCTCCTAAAAAGCCTACATGACGTAAATAATAATGACCGGGTTTCGGATTGCCGGTAGTTTCCGGCAGGAAAATGGATGCACTGCGCTTTTTGTAGCGTCCGGCATTCACCGCTTCGGCAAAGGCTGCGTCAACTTGTCCCACGTGGGCGTAAAGTATGCCGTCCTCCACGCTGGTCTGTTTCACCCAGCCGTAAGCCGGAGCAGTGAGATTGGGGTGACCGATAACAATCGGCGATTCGAATAGTTTTGGATCATATTGCGCGCTCAAATCTTCTAGTGCAGATTACGAAAAGCTAATTTCGCGCCCGTCCATGGCGGTGTGGGTGCCGACGCGCATGATTTCCATTTTGGTGAGTTTCACGGATAAAAACCTCGTTATGTGTCTTGATGTGCACATTATGACGAGGTCGCAGATCAGTGTATTTTTTCCGCGTTTGGAAAGATAATCGGTGATTTTACAAATGCAGGATAAACAAGAGGGGATATATCGCGTTAAGCGCGTTTATAAACGTTTATAAACACGCTAAAACGAACTTCAGCTATAACTTATCGAATTTACGATTAAAACGTAAATACGCGCGTTTTACGCGTTAAATTCGTTTTTTAAGTGTTTGCGGGCAATTTCGATTAATCGTTGCTCATCATCCGCCGACAAGCCGAGCCATGGTCGGGCAGGAATCGTTACGCTTTTCGCCGGGCGTCCCTGTACGTTTAACGCTTTGGCATTTTTTGCGGTGATCGTGCCGCCGAATTGATGGATGGCGGCGTAGGGTCGGTCGGAGCCGAATACCACGCCGGTATCGCTTGCCTGGTAGCGCAGTGTACCACTTAAATGCCCGTCGAGGGTTAAAATTTTGTCGGCGTTTTTCTTTTTACTTTCTCGGTACCAGTCTTTAAGCGGTGCCCACGGCGTACCGTCGGGGGCTTGTTGGGCAGTGAAACGGGCAAAATGGATCGCCAGTAATTCTTCGCCCATTTCGGCAAACATCAGCTTAGGGCGACTTAAACGCGCCACCGCTTTATCCAGCACGCGACTAAGCTCTTTAATATCTAATTCGATGTTGACTGCGGTCATATTTTGTCCTATATTGATTTCAACGCATCGGGTGGGCAGTCCCCGCCAGGACCTCCAATCCCACACCCGGCGAGAACTCACCTGTGGCGGCGGGTGAGTTTTTTAGTCTTCATCATCCCGGTAATATAACATCACACCGGTGCGCACTTGTTCTAAATATTCTTCTTCGTCCGGCGCAAATATCGTCGTTCCTTCCCAGCCGTCACGTCCTACATCAAACACCGCCAATGCCGGCACATTATGTCCGTCGCCGTCTAATTCAAAGCGGGCGATATAACGACGGCGCACGGTTAGCAGTTTCAAGTGGTGATGATATTCGGCACGCGTCCAGATTTCATCGGGCGATTTCAGCGCCATGGCTAAAATCTTCAAATACACTTCGCGCCCGCGCTTTTTAAGTTTTGAGTGACCGCTGCGCGAGGTAAACAAGGCGTCACTAATTACCAGGCTTTCACCCATCACGTCTTTAAATATCGCGGGTTTTTCTGCAGTGGCGCCGAATTCGGATAAAAATGCGTTGATATAAAATCCATCTTCCTTGCCTTCGGGTAACAATAGATTCGATGGCACTTTACGCGGTGTCGGCATAGGGATTGGGGTATCGCTACGGTGCGGATAAAACTCTACGCGACACGGTTGTCCACCGTCATCTAACGGCGGTGGGGTTTGGCTGTTTAGCCGTGATGCGCCCGGGATGTGTTCAAAGCCGGGGTCAATACCTTTCGGCACTTGCACAATACGCGGATTCAACCCGCGTGCGCCGATAAGACGCTCTTCCCATTCAATATTTGGTGCTTTATCCACTTTGAGTCCGTTGCGGTCCATGTATTCTTGACTGCGCCCGATAACCGTGCATTGACAGCCCCAGGCGTTGACCGGGAAGTGGGTTTGCCACCAGGGATCATCATTACGTAAAATCAAGCCATCCCAATGCAAATGCTCAATGCGCGGGTGACTAACGGCGTCGCTGTGGACGTATTCCCAGTACGGCATGACGTCTTTCAGCTCTTGCAGTTGCGCATAGCGTCCCGCCTGGTAGCTTGAGCGCAGATTAGTTTCGTAAATAACACGACTGCGCCAGTTTCGCCCGCCGTGATAATCCCAGCCGTGTTTCGCCACGATATTGTCAAAATCCTTACGAAAGTCTTCCAGGGTTTTGCCGTTGGCAATAAAGTCCTGGATGGCGTTAGCAAAGTCTTCGATGATTTCACGTCGATTAGCACCGGCAACCACTGCCGCGTAATCATGCTCGGCGTTGTAAATATCCGTCCATGTTGAAGTAGGCGTCGGGATTTTACGCTTGTAGAACTCAATCTGCTCATTAAACGGCACACGCCCATACGCGACTTTACTCATTGCCTGCCTCGCTTGCGACTGATTCGCGTCCGCTTAAATTCGCTGCATTGAGCGCAATCGCCATGGCGGCGGAATATTGCTCAAGGCTCATATCTGGCAGGATTGTCAGCAATTCATCGCGCAACTGTTCGAGCGATTCTACGCGGTCGGTAAGTGCACGCACTTTGCCCACCCAGTCATCAATCACCGGGGCAAGATTATCGTCGAGCAGGTCAACCATGTGCGCAGGGATGTCTTTTTCTACCGCGCCCGCAAAGTCCGCCGTTTTCTTGCCGGGCTTATTGGGTACCGGGTCATCATTATTTGGGGCTTCCGTTTTTTCCCAGTCACCACCGTAAGACGCCTGGATTTGTCCCAAGGTTGGGCGATAGCCGGTCGTTTCAAAAATGACTTTGTCGCGGTTGGCTTTTTGAGTTAAGTCCTCCGCTTCATCAAATACTCTAAACACGCGTGGCGGGTGGGCATTGGCAAAATTCATTTGAGTTAACCATGTCACCGGACCGCGGTTAAAAGATTCACAAATTACGTCAGAGTCCGCTTTGATGATAGATTCCAGTACTTTTTCCTGTAAATCGTCATTGCCCAAGCGTCCTGCCGTGCCACCTGATGAGGAGGTTTGCCCGAGCACGACGCGCTGGATACCCTCGTTCATGGTGTCGAATAGCTCTTTGTAGGAGCCGTTGCCGGTGCGCCCTTGGCTTAACAATTCAATGGGCATATCTAACGGCATCACAATGCCGCTGTCGGACTGGATAGATTCTACCGCCTCTAATAGTCTTTTCTGGTCGGCTTCGCTGGCGTTTTTACCGTAGCGCCCAAGCACCGTCGGCATGCCGAATTTTTCCAAAAAATCAGCCAAAATTTCACACCGTTACGCTTAAAAAAGCTCAACCAATAAAGCCAGTGCGCCAAGCCGATGCCGTATGGTTCGTCATCGTGGTCTGCGCCGGTGCAAAAACTCCAGAAATACGGTGCGGGACACTCAATGCCGGAGGTTTGATTGTCGCGTGTGAGCAGGCGCAATTCGCCTTTCGGCGTAAAGCGGAAACGACGACGGTTGCGCACTTTGATGTCCGCCACATACTTGCCGTCATCATTAATCCGATAGACCAACTCCGCTACGGCGTAGCCGTAAAAAATGCCATAGTGCATGAGCTTGGTAATACGGTCAAAGCCGATTTCAGCAACCCAGTCGCGGATAAAGTCCGCCGCTTCCACATCCTGCGGTTTATCGCTTGCTGGCTCCACCGTCCATTCGCGGGAGACTAATGCGTCCTGGCGTTGGGTAAAAGTGCGCTTAACTTCCTCGTCGCTTAAAACCTTTTCGTAAAGCGACAGGTCACCATTACCGCGCCCGCGGAGTACGCCGTCTTCCGGCTGTGCCAGTTCGCCCATGTACGCTTTGGTGATGTCCTGACCGTCACCGGTGCCGGCGATAGTGCGGTTGGTTTCCGGTTTTTATTTTTACTTTTAAACCAATCTGTAAAACCCATAAGCTAAAATCCTCTAAAATTATTATGCCCGCGCACCGTGCCGAAACCACGCGATGAAAACCCTGACGATGTGCCGAATAAGTCGGCGCCCGTGCGGCGTTGCCCCGCTTTAAAATCAATCTCAAAGCCCTCGTCGGTGCGGTAAGCGTAATACAACAACAGCTTGGCAATGCCCGCGTCGCCGTGGCGTTGTGTGCCGTTTGCGCCGGTGGTGCGTTTATCGGGGATTCGCGGTGTGCCTTTAACCACCTGAAATGCCCGCAAGTCGTCCATCATATCGGTGTGATGCGGAATACCGTGGAAGGTGCCGTCCTCAAGTGCGGCTTTAAACGGTGGCGCGTGTTGGGCGTACCATGATTCGCTTAACATTACCGATTCCACGACTTGCCCGTAGCGGTCAAATGCCGCCTCGGACAGAAATTGCCCGTTGCCGCGTCCGTCATTCGCGGCTTTAGAAAAGCGTGGCAGGCGGTCGGCGATGTAGTAATAAATCTGCTCTTGTTGCTTAAACGGGATTTTTGACATTTCCAGCACCAACACTTCTTTCAGCGTTAAATCCGGCTGTTCTTGTCCTACGCAAATCACCGATAAGTCGCCGCTGCGCGCAAAGTCTTCGCCGATATAGCTGCGTTGTCCGTTCGGTAATGCCTGCAACACCGGCAAAAGGTTTTCCTCGCACCATTCTTCGATTTCAGCATAGCGCACGGTCTCGACAACAAGACTAAAGTCATCGTTTTGGTTAAGCGAATGAGCGGCGTGTCTTTGCTCATGCGACTTTCAATCAGCGCACGGGTAAGCCATACACCGCCCGAGTTGCGCGGGATACAGTCCAACTCTTCGGAGGCGGCATCACCGTAAGACGCACGGATTTCTGCCACCCAGGCGTCTTCCGCTTCTTGCGTCCATTCGCGCCCAAGGCGTAAACAAATGCGCTTATAAAGCCCGTCTTTAATGGCGTCATCAAAAGTTATAGTGTGCAGACTGTAAGGCTTCTTGCCCTCTTTAACCTCGCTTATCAGCTCGTTAAACGGATTATCGACGCCATTGTGAGTGCTAATAATGTGCACCTGACCGCCCCACATTAGGAGCGCCATTGCGGCTTTCATTAGCTCTGCCAGATCATCGTGGAATGCGGCTTCGTCTAAAATCACACGCCCTTGTTTAGCCCGTAAGTTAGAGGGGCGGGAAGACAGTGCGGTAATACGCCAGCCGCTGGCAAAGCGGATAACATAAGCCAGAATGGCTTTTTCTTCGTCATCTTCCTTGAAGATCTCTTCGGTTTCTTCAATTTCGCCGGCAGCGAGTCCGTAAGCTTTTGCCCAGTCACCACAATCGCGAATGAATTCTTGCGCCATTTCTTTGTTGTAACCGACGTACCAAACGTCCATACCTTTTTGCGATGACGCAAGCAACGCGGAATCTCCCGCTTCCCCCCATGATAAACCGACACGACGGGATTTTTCGCAGACTTTAACGGGAGTTAAATCCGCGCACCAACGTTGCTGATACCCCAGAAACAACATCGGTGTTTTATAGTGTTGTTGCACTTGCAACGACACCGCAGATTGCTCAAACGGTAAAATACCGATAGCATCTAAGTTGGGCTCGGTCATCATACAATTCCTAAAATTTGTTTACGGATTTGGTCGGCAGTTTCTTCGGTTAATCCGTTTTTCTTCACTACTTCATCCACTTCCCGTGCGGCAGCTTCGGCGCGGGCTTTGATTTCGGCTTGATATTTTTTCAGATTAATACCGGCACCAATAAGCGGGCTGATGTTTTTTCCCACAAACGACAAGGCGGCAAGGCGTTTCATCGGGTCGTCCTCTTCTTTGATTTCTTCCAGATTCATCAAGGTGTTGAAGACTTGACTTTGGATCATTTCCAAAATCGCGTCGCTATGCGCGCCTTTGTCATTGCTGATATTTTCCGAAATGACTTTTGCCGCTTCGGTGCTGGCTTTAACCGACGCCAGACGGCGCTCCAGTGCTTGCCCGTAACGATGTACCGCACTACGTGAAATGTCGTAACCGCGTACTTTAAGCGCTTCTTGCAACGCGCTGTAGCCGCTAAAGTTATTCTCGACCAGCGCGGCATCCAGCCAGTCTTTGACGGCTTGAGGCAGTTGTTTAACGGTTGAACGTTTCGGCATAATCCCTCCTACCAGTATTTTTCAGGGCGGGCAATGCCTGGGATAGACTCACTGGTGTATTCCACAAAATCAACGCCTTCACTGGTTAATTTTGCGTGCCAGCGGGCAGTGTCGCGCCCGCGCAATTCAACCAGATTACGCCCCGCCAGATAGTCCATTTCGCGACGTAACTCAAGGGCGGTTAATTGCATTGGCACACTCTGGATAGTGGTTAAAATCAGGCTTTCTGCCGCGCCGATGGGGCGGGCATGGTCGAGCGTCAACAAAATCAACCAGCGGACGTGTTCGCGTTTGTTTTTTCAAATTCAATCATGCTAGTTTCTTCCATACATTAAAATAACTCTATCTAACTTTTCGTTGATGGCATCAAACCGCGCCGAATTAACGGTCTCGCTACGAATTGCGTCGTCGCGTTTTTGATAGTCTTCCGGCATTTTTTATCTTTAGTTCCATGACGATATTGTTGGCGGCTTCCGATAATCTGCGTGCCTCTTTGATGTCTTGATGGAGCTGTTGGTACCGGTTTTCGGTAAACTTAAATTTTTCATTTAGTTTGCTCTCAAATTGCGCAAGCAGAATCTTGCCGAAGCCGATAAGCATACCGATGATAGTGATGACAAGGCTCACAAAAAACGTGATGACCTGCCATGTGCTGACTTCCGTCATTTTTTCTCCCCCTGCACATAATTGATTAAGTCAATGTGCAATCCGGCACAAACGCCGTATAAATCATACATTTGCTTTAAAGCCACCAAGACCGCATCACTGTGATTTTGCGGGAGCGGTGGTAACGTTTGGCATGGTACTGCTAATGCCGGCGGTAGCGGCTTTGGTTGCTCTGGTGCGGGCCTCACTGAGTTTGAGCAGGCTGTCAGCAGGATAGCGGCAATCGCGACGGCTATGCCCGTTTTTCGCAAGACTTTGTTGCAGTTCATGAGTTGTTCGTTCTCCCTCGGTTTGATAATCGGCAAGTTTAGTAATTATCGCTTGACTTACAATAGTCGCCGCCATGATGTCACGCCCCAGGCGGTCTAACTGCCCCTTAATTTCCGTTTTTTCCACTTGTTCGTAGGCGGCTTTTGTATCAGCGACACCGCGCTGATAGGCTTGGTAGCAACTCCAAACGGTAAACAGTGTAATCAGCACCATGTTTAAAATCGCTCTGCCGATGTCGGTTTTAAAAAGTGCGGTTAACCCTTTCATAAACATTGCGGAATCCCCCAGTTGATATAAAGCGGTTGCCAGCGGTAAATAATGTGCTGCGGATAGCCGCGGTTCTCTGCAAAATTCGCACGGTTGCGCCCACTGTTGACGAGTTCCACGTTTTGCCAGTACGTCAGCGGGTCAAGCCCTTGCTCCCGGGCTTTGCGCTTGTCTTTTTGTACCCAACCAAGCCCACCGTTATACGCGGACAGCATAAATGCCATACGGTCGCATTCGGTGCGGGCGGTGATGCGCTCATAGTTAAAGCGGTTATAGCGCACTAATGCGCGCAACGCCCAGTCCGGGTTGTACGGCTGATTATCTGCAAGCTCGGGGTATAACGCGGAGATCCAATCGGCGGTTTTCGGCATAAACTGTGCCAACCCCTGCGCGCCAACCGGAGAAAGTGCGGTCGTTTTCCACTGCGATTCTTGATGAATTTGCGCGGCGAACACTGGGATTGGGGCATTTAAGCCCCATACGGCGTAGCTTTCGCGGGTGAGCGTGCGTTGATATTGCTCGGCTTTTGCCGGCATGGCGAAGGCTAACGGCACGCAGAAAAGCGAGGATAACAACAGCGACGCAAAGGTATAACAGCAATATTTGAAGCACTTATTAGTGCAATGGACGAGGCGCATAATTACAGCCCCAATGTCACGCCCAAAATGACTGCACCCACGATTAATGCACGGCGTAGCACAACTAACGCAAACACGGTTAAATAGCCGTCGCAAATCGGGTATTCCGGTGTGTTTTCCGGACGGATAGCAATTTTAGATTCGCGTTTATTCCAGCGCTCGCGCAAATAACTGCCGGGGCTGGAATATGGGAACAACGCGCGGTCAAGGTGATAGCCGATAATTGAGGCGATAGACACCAGGGCGAGCTTATACAACACAACCGGCAACTGCACGGGAGAAACGATGCCGATGATGGCGAACAAACACAACGCGGAAACGACCCAAGATAAGAGACGACCGTGCTTTAACGCATTAAAAAAACCTTTCATAAAAACTCCTTAGTTGATAAATGGGTGGTTTGGAGTTTGTAGATTAGCCTTTTATTAATTCCGCGTATTTTTTCCGCCTTTAGAATATTTTTGATGTCCGAGCGCGCAAACTAAGCGCACCGAAAAACCGCAAAGAAAGGATCTGAAAATGTAATGTATCAACCGTTTGCTCATTTAACACCACGCGGCAAACCCTATGATCTGCCGCCCTTACCAAATATTAAAAACAAGGAAACACTATGGAAAAACTCACTTATGAACACATCAAGTCCGTTATTAAATCCGTCGAATATGTACAGGTCGGCGTGCTGACAATCTGCGTGCTGACACTGCAAAATGGCTTTACTGTGACCGGCGAAAGCGCCTGCCTGAGAATTGCGAGCTATGATGCCGAAATCGGTAAGAAGATCGCATTTGATAATGCAGCCGATAAGATTTGGCTGCTGGAAGGCTATTTAGCCAAACAGAGCATGTATGAAGCCACACAACGTAGCGAGATTTAATATGAAACTTAAATCAATTAACATCGCTAAGGTTGTGATTACGCCGGCAGGCTATTGTTTGGTAACTGTCGAAGATTACGGCGACGCTTTTCTGATTCCACTACAACAAAGCAGTGATCGTTATATTTACGCGGCAAAAGCCAAAGAACAGCCGGTAGAGGGTGAGTTTATTTATGCAGCCAGTCCGGAGGAAATTGCGGCATGTGAAATCGAAGAAGAGTGGACCGTCGCCACACCTGAAAGCGTTTATTGGGATTCTGCCGCCTTCCTCCATTTTTGGAATGCCGGCAGATTGATTGGCGTCGATGTGATGTTGCAAGGTGTGTTTGCTCAGCAAGAAGAACTTTTTGCGCAAATTACCGGGCAAGAAGAGGAATGATTTAGCGTTTTCTAAGCGTCATCGCACGATGAACGATTTTATAAGGGCTTGCCGGCGGTTGTATTGGGAAGCCTTTTTTCTGGTGCGGCATAAACCCGATTACACCGCGCTTATACAAGCTCATCACCACGTTATTTAGCTCAAATTCGCCGTAGGTTTCCTCAAGTTTCGCCCAAAATTCGGCGTCTGATACCGCGTTTGGATGGTGTTTTTCCATTTCTTCAATGATGATATTTTCTAGATTTTTCATGTTCCCTCCGGGGACTTTTTTACTTACATTATCATCGCCAAAAATATTATTAAAATAACAGCATGATACCGCATGCTATATATTGTTCCTTTTTTGCCGATTCCTTTTTCCGTATAAGCATTTCTACTTTTTGCCTTTCTTTAAATTCTTTCAAGTTTGCGGCATCTCTTGCTCGCAACCGCTTTAATCGAGCTAACGCTTCTTTTCTTTCAACTTCTTCGTCTGTTTCTATTGTCTTTATCTTTGCTTTTTTGGGGAGTTTAGGCGTTTTAACAACAAGATCTTCTACATTCATAGTTGGTAATAAAAGCAAGTAACTACGCCCCTTTTTAACCCGCTTTAACTCATCACGATAATCAGCATAATAAAGCACGTAACGTAATAATTCCGCACCACGTTCGCCGTATTGTTGCTTTATAATATTGGTGAGTTTACTTTGTAGAATAGGTTCTTGCGCTTGTTGGATTTGAGAAATAACGAGAAGTAAAATATCTCTATACATTGGGTCATCGCCGGCAAAATTAGCTACTTCTTTAGTAAACGCTTCTTTCTCCAATTCGCTGAAATCATTATAGCAGTAGGCAATTTCTTGATATAAATCTCGTGCTAAATGATAATCACCCGTTTTATGAGCCAATCTGGCATCGTATAGCAACTCTGTATCAATCATATTATTTCCTTAGTTAATTTTAATTATTAAGCTACTTTATTATTCGTAAGTGCCGCGACCTCCGATAAGGCTCTTGCCGTTTTTTCTATCGCTTCTTTACCCTGCTCATTGCTTTCTCGGTAGTCTTCAATGAGACTTTGTTCTTGTTTGGTTAAGGTGCTTTCAATCAGATTGCCACCAATAAACATTTCTCCTTCTCCAGTTAAAAGCCAATTAATGTTTATACCCAGTTGTGCAAATTTCAAATAGGCTTCCGAGTTTGGTTCTCTATCTCCACGCATATAATTTTGCACAGAACGATAATTGATACCCGAACGTTCAGAAAACTTCGTAATACTCCCGCCAAATTGTTCAATAATTAAGCAAACTCTATTATTTATACTCATTTGTTCTAAATTTCTCTTGATTTAACAAGAACGAATGTTCATAATTTACCACATCAACACAAAACTAACCTATTCAACCCATAAAAAGGAACGTAATTATGCTTACTAAATTTGAAAAAAGTTTCTGCAAATTATTCGCGAACATCGCCACAAAATAAAAGAATCGTTTAATGGCGAAACACTATGCGACACGCTCTCTATTGCTCAGTCCAATCAGGACGATTTTCAAGCAATGTCTGTAGCGCATAAATTAATTCTTCTGCTCCTTTCTGAGTTACCGCTAGAACAACGGGTTTCCTTGGCGTGGATAATTCTAACGCAATTAGATCTTTCATCGGATCCCACGCCATGCGCTTTACACCGCTTATGGTTGCAATGGCGTACTTTTGCTCAAAGTAATCCCCTGGGTTGGGGAGTTTGTCATTTTCCATCAGTTTCTCCATCAAACAACAAATGAACCACAATTTACCACAAGGAAACACGATGAAAAAGCAAAATAATCTTAAGCCGCTACCTTATCCGCAAACGGTAGAAAGCGCTCATCAATACTTCATTATGCACGGCATTAACCGCAGTGAATGGTGCCGTGCCATGGGCTTAAAGGTGCAAACCGTGACCGATATTTTACGGGGCAAAGGCAAGGGCACATGGGGCGAAGCCCACCTTGCAGCCATTGCCCTTGGCATGAAAAAACAACCGCAACACAACCTTGTTGCATAAGGAGAACGACATGAAAAATCCAATTGAAAAATTTTTAATTTATTTATTGAAAAAGCCGCGTGTAAGCGCCGTGTTAAAAGAGATTATTCGGGGGCGTGCAGACTCCAAAATAGATACTGCTGAAAGTCGTGAAACACTGATAGGTAAGCTTGTGAATGATGCCCTTTTGTATCGACAAGTGATGGATGATTTGCGTAAAAATCCGTATATCCCTTCACCGTATCATAAATTCCCTGCCGAGCTTTATCGGGCAGCCTTACGGCTAAATTATGTATTAAAAAATCCTGAGCGTCATATTGCTCCTTTAACTCAAGAACCTGCTGCTCCAGTTGAGCTAGCCGATTTTCAAGATCAAGCAGCCGTTTTATAGGCAATTTAATGACTGTCATAAGGTTTCCTTTTGGAGGTTGAAAGAACCAATAGGATACCACAAGGGATAAAACACCATGAAAACATTATTGATTAAATTCTGCACTTGGTACTTAGCCCGCGAATATCGCAATCGCACCCCGAAAACCTTCGGAAACCAAGCCGTCAAAAACAACGGTCGCAACCGTGATGTACGCGACTTGGCGCAGGAATTCGGTATTCCACTTGCCGTTGCCGCCCGTTTTGTGAAGTAAAGAGGTGGAAAATGAACAAAGAGAAAAGCAATAGTGCGGCGCGGGTTTTACGCATTATCAAAGCAATGCAACACCGCTCTTACCTTGGCATGAGCAATAAAGAAATTGCCGAAGCCACAGGGGAAAGCCCGACAAATGTCAGTCGCGCGTTAGCTGTGTTGATTGAAGAAGGGTTTATTCACAAGTTGATGACCAATGATTTTGCCTTCACGCCACTGTTTGCCCAAATCGCCACAAAACACATGGCGGAAATCGATTTCAATATTCAACGGGCGGAAGAAACTAAACAACGTATCAATACCGCACTTTATAGATAAGGACACTAACCATGACAGATCTCACTTTAGCACAACAACAAGAAACTGAAGCCCTTGCGGCAAAGCAAATGACTCAAGATAAAGCGCAAGCCTACGAAATGTTAGGAATGGTGAAAATGAGTGATTTTACAAGAAAACTGGTAACCGTTTCCCATATTAAGGTATTAGCAGAATTTAAGGAATCCAAGAAATACAAAGGGTTAGATATTCAAGATATTAATGGAAACTGGTTACATGTTACCAAATGGGAAGAGTTCTGCAATGCTTTAGGTTACAGCCGAGAAAAAATTGATACCGATATATTAAATTTATCAACCTTTGGTGAAACTTTCTTAGAAACCTCCCAACGCCTCGGCTTAGGTTACCGCGACCTGCGCAAACTCCGCAAATTACCGGAAGATGCCCGTGCCGAAATTGTGGATGCCGAATTTACCGAAAGCGCCGATAAGGAAGAATTATTGGAAAAAATCGAAGAATTGACGGCAAAACATGCACACGAAAAACAAGTGCTGGAAGGTCAGTTAAAACAAAGCCAAGCGAACTATGAAGCGCAAAGCAAAGTGTTAAAAACAAAACGACCGCATTAATGAGCTCGATATTGAGCTTGAGAAGAAGAAAAACCACATCAATACCCTGACGCCGGATGAAAAAGGCGGCTTGTTACGTAAATCCACCTCTCAACTGGCATACAACGCAGAAGCCATTTTGCGCGGGCAAGTGTGGAAAGCTTTTGAAACCTTAGATAGCCACACACAAGAAAGCGGCATCGACCATAAACAATTTATGGTGGGCACACTTGCCGAAATTGAGCTTGTTCTGAATGAATTACGCACTGCATTTAACCTGCCACGCCTTGCGGACGGTGACAACACACCGGAATGGGACAGAGCGGACTTTCAGGCGCCTGACTACGACGCCCAATTTAACGCCATTTTAAACGGTGACAACCAATAAGGATTTACGTTATGGCGATTTTATCCGAAAAACTCCTCGAAATAGCGCAACAAGCCGCTTCCGCCCCGCACGGCAGAAAAGGTGAAGTGTATGCGCAGGCGTGTGAGTTATTGAATATCAGCCATGCCACGTTAATGCGCGAACTCAAACAGATCAGCGCCAAAAAAGCCCGCAAACAACGCAATGACAAGGGCAATGTCGCCCTGGGGTTAGACGAAGCGCAAACCATTTCCGCTTATTGGCTGGCTTGCCGTCGCGGTGTGCACAATAAAGTGATGTCGAGTTTGGCCAGTGTGTTGGAAGTGTTACGTGCCAACCACGAAATCAAAGCGGAATACATCGACGAAAGAACAGGGGAAGTGCGGTTGCTGTCGGAAAGTGCGGTCAGCCGCGCATTACGCGCCTACAACCTGCACCCGGAACAACTCTCCTGCCCGGCACCGGTGAACGCAATGAAGAGTTTACACCCGAATCATTGTTGGCAAATCGACCCGTCTTTGTGCGTACTTTATTACTTGAGAGAACAAGCGGACGGCGGCAACGGCTTAAACATCATGGAAGAGAAAGAGTTTTACAAAAACAAGCCTGCCAATGTGAAGAAAGTGGAAAACCAACGGGTGTGGCGTTATGTCATCACCGACCATGCGTCCGGGGTGATTTATGTGCAATACGTGTATGGCGGCGAAAGCGCGGAAAACCTGTGCAATTGCTTTATTAACGCTATGCAACAACGCAACACGCAAGACCCGTTTTGCGGCGTGCCGAAAATGGTGATGTTGGACCCGGGCTCGGCGAATACCTCCGCCATGTTTGCCCATTTGTGCAATCAACTCGGCATTAAGTTGCAGGTCAACGCACCGGGCAAACCGCGCGCCAAGGGGCAAGTGGAAAAAGGCAATGACATTGTGGAATGTCAGTTTGAAAGCGGTTTGCGCTTTACCAGCGTGAGCGGACTGGACGAACTGAACGAACGCGCGGCACGTTGGATGGCGTATTTTAACGGCGCGGTGAAACACTCCAGACACCAAAAAACCCGCTATCAGGCGTGGCTTGCCATCACTAAAGAGCAACTGGTGATTGCGCCAAGCCTTGCCATTTGCCGCGAATTGATGGTGACAAAATTAACAACCCGCAAAGTGAGCGCAGAATTGACGGTGAGCTTTGGGGCAAAAACCTACGATGTGCGCCATGTCACCGAAGCTATGGTGGGCACCGAAATCACTATCGGCAAAAACCCTTACCGCCCTGACTGCATTCAGGTGCAACGGGTGGACGAGGACGGGCATCAATATTGGACGGTGCTTGAGCCGGTGCAATATGACGACCACGGTTTCCGCGTTGATGCGGCGATTATCGGCGAAGAGTACAAACCGCACGTCAAGAGCGTGTTTGAGTATAACAAAGAAGCGGTGGAACGCATTGCATACGACGCCCAAACGGACGACGAAGTGAAAGCCGCCAAGAAAGCCAAAGCGCCGTTGTTCGGCGGTCGGATTAACCCTTACAAAGTGGTAGAAAACCACGATTATGTCGATTTCATGCCGAAACGCGGACAAGAGCACGAATTGACCGCCAACGCCAAGCGGGTTGAGCTTGCTCCTCTCAACACGATTGAAGTGGCAAAACGGCTTAAAGCCCGTTTCGGCAATGAATACAGCGCGGACACCATGAAATGGCTGAATCAACGCTACCCGAACGGCATGACGGAGCCGGAACTTGAGGCATTACTTGCCCTGGAACACCTTCCTGCAACCGCGCAACCGTTACGCGTTGTGAACAGCTAAAAGGACAGCACTATGTTGAAACTTAAAGTAATTTTAGAAGAGAAAGGCATTTCTCAGCGCAAACTGGCAGGGCTTTTGGCGGTATCGCCGGCGGTGATCACTAATCTGGTGAATCACGGCTTGCTGATTAAAACCGGCACCGAGCAGTTTAAAACCCGGTTGACCGAGGTATTAAAAACTCTCGGCATTTCCACCGCACTTTCCGAGCTTTTGAAAGAAGAATCCGCAGATGCGCTAACACCTGCGGATGTTTCCCCCAACAATGACGAGCAGTCAATAACAACAGAGGAAGACACTATGTTACTCGCAAAACAGGCTTTATTTCCAGCCACTAAAAAACATTTTTCACTCTTTAGCAACCCGTTCACCGACGAAGTGCGGTCGGCAGAGGAAGTCTTTTCCTCGCCCGATGTGCGTTATGTGCGCGAAGCGCTGTTTCAAACCGCGCGTTTTGGCGGCTTTATGGCGGTGGTCGGTGAAAGCGGCGCGGGCAAATCCACCCTGCGCCGTGATTTGATTGAGCGCATTAATCACGACGGTTTACCGGTGATTGTGATTGAGCCCTACATCATCGCCATGGAGGACAACGACCTCAAAGGTAAAACACTCAAAGCCGCACACATCGCGGAAAGCATTATCAACACCCTGGCGCCGTTGGAAAATGTGAAGCGCTCACCGGAAGCCCGTTTCCGTCAGTTGCATCGCGTATTAAAAGACAGCGCGCGGGCGGGCAATCAGCACATTTTAATCATCGAAGAGGCGCACAGCCTGCCGGTGCCGACATTAAAACACCTGAAACGCTTTTTTGAGTTAGAAGACGGGTTTAAAAAACTGCTTTCCATTGTGTTAATCGGTCAACCTGAGCTGAAACAGAAACTTTCCGAACGCAACTTTGAGGTGCGCGAGGTGGTGCAACGTTGTGAAATCGTTGAGTTGGCGCCGTTGGATAACTGCCTTGAGGAGTATGTGGCATGGCGCTTAAAAGCGGTGGGACGCAAAACCGCAGATATTTTCGACCGTGACGCATTAGACGCTATGCGTAATCGCTTGGTGATGAGCAACAGTCGCGCCAAAACCCAACACAGCCTGCTTTATCCGTTAGCGGTGGGTAATCTGATCACCGGTGCAATGAATCTTGCCGCCGAACTGGGCGCGCCGTTAGTCACCGCCGATGTGATTAAAGGGGTTTAGAAAATGAAACCAAAAAAGCGAAGAAGGCGCAAGCTAAACCGCAGAAACCGTTAAGCCTGGCGACGATGCACGCCTTGAGCCAGCTTAATTTAGCCGAGAAAGCCGTGATGGAGTGCAACCGAATCGGCTTAGTCGTACGCCATGTTTTTTGGCACCGGTGCCGATTGTCACCGTACGACACAACGCATTAACCCGCCGCTGGGTCGCCCGTGGCGAAGCAGAGGTGTTTTTGCAAAGCAACGAGGGAGACGATCACATTATTTGCACCGCCGAAACCATGATTGCCAGTTGTCGCATTATGTTTTCTTTCCTTAAAAATCAACCCGACATCACTATTCACTAAGGAGTTTATTAATATGACTAAATCAGCTACCCGAGTTAAAGCGACCGCGCAAATTTATGTACCGCAAACCCGCGAAGATGCCGCCGGCGATATTAAAACCATCGGCGATTTAAACCGCGAGGTGGCACGCCTGGAAGCGGAAATGAACGACAAAATCGCAGCAATCACGGAAGACTACAAAGACAAGTTCGCCCCGTTGCAGGAACGCATTAAAACCCTTTCCAACGGAGTGCAATATTGGAGTGAAGCGAACCGCGACCAAATCACCAACGGCGGCAAAACAAAAACCGCCAATCTGGTGACGGGCGAGGTGTCCTGGCGGGTGCGCAACCCGAGCGTGAAAGTCACCGGTGTGGATTCCGTGTTGCAAAACTTACGTATTCACGGGCTTGAGCGTTTCATTCGCACTAAAGAGGAAATCAACAAAGAAGCGATTCTCAATGAGAAAAGTGCGGTTGCCGGCATTGCGGGCATTAAAGTGATTACCGGGGTGGAAGACTTTGTGATCACCCCGTTTGAACAGGAGGCGGCGTAATGCTCACCAACCCGTTGACCTACCTTATCATCGGCGCCGTGTTCGCCGTGGTTGTGGGGTTGTTGGACGAAGCCGGGTATTAACATGGATGAAATGTTGCAAACACTGCTTTTCTTTTACCTCTGCTTTTCCGTGATTTTAATCGTGATAATTAGCAAATTTTGGTAAACCGATTTAGAGCCCATTCAAGGAGTGGACTGAGAAATAAGTTTAACAATACAAACCGAGAGCAAACATGAGTAACGAAAGACGAGAAATTTATCGCAAGTTAAGCAGCGAAGCTGCCGAACTGGAACGGGCGGGCGAATATGCCCGCGCTTACAGCGGTTGGTTAAAGGCTTGCCTTGCCACCAACAAATCGGACGAACACAACTGGCGCTCTGCACGCGCACAGCACTGCCAGAAAAAAGCCAATACTCAACACTAGGAGGACAACATGGCGAAATATATCGCACGCCTTTATTGCATGGTTGAAGTAACAGTGGAAGCGGCATCACAAAGCGAGGCATTAAATAAACTCGATTTAAATGAAATTGATGTCAATACCATGCCACACACGATAACCGAGATTGATGATGTGATTGAAGCGGAGGAGATCTGATATGTGGACACCTGATAAATATGAAGCAAAACGCGCGAAAAATATGCTGAAAGTTTGGAAACTAAATAATTATGAGCGCGATGTAATGTCATCCATCGTCCACACTCATCAAGTTAATGGCTGTTTAGATAACATAGACCGCGAAACCTTACTAACACTGGAAGGTAAATATAGAGGTGAATTAGCGAAATATTTAAAAGCGAGCGACGAAAAGGACAGTATTACCAGGCAACTAGCGAACATAATGGAACAGATTGAGATGGCAAAAGAAATGTGGCTAGGTGATGATGAAAAGGCATGCTTGAAGCTGTTACAAGCGGCAAGCAGAGAAATGAAAAGTGTGGCGTGGCGGATTACACCGGTGTTGGGGTAAATATGAAAGTATTAGACGAACATATCCTTGAATATATCTGGGATGAAACATTAGACCGGATCGCGCAAAGAACCTTGGTGACTTATATAGGCGGCAGTGTTGGCACGTATAGCGACAAACGTGCAGAAGAATGCGCGGAACAATTTGCAATATTGCACGTAAGCGAACTTATTGCAGGCTCCGGATTAAGTGGCAGTCAATTTAGACAACGGGCTAAAAAGCTGATGGCACAAGGTATTTTATTACAACGCATTGGGGCAAACAGCTTTGTAATTAATTCTGTGTTGATTAAAGACGCAGCAGTACAAGCCGCACGATGTTGGCGTGCAATCGGCTTGCCATATGGTGTGGACGATAGCGGTAAAGCCTGTAAAACTTTATCAATTAATGCATTGCCGAGAAGTATTTTTGAGTTAAAGACAAATTGTTACCGAATTTTAAGAAGTCAATTCCCAGTTTACGAAGGAGTTAGAAAATGAGCAACGAATTAACATCAAAAGTCCGCATGACAATAGAAATTGAAATGGATGACTACCAACGCGACCGGCTTGAAATATCAAAAAGCACTGAAGTATTAGGTGGCAATATCGTGCAATTAGATTGGGAAGGTGGCTTATTTAATGAAGTTAAACAATATCGCCATTTATTTAATGCGGTTGATTCGGATTTGATTTTCATTATCTTTGATAATACCGAAGACGCTGAATTTGTCAGCGAGTTACAGTTGGCGATTAAGCGAGTTGTTACGCCGATTATTAAGGCAAAACGCAGAGCTGTTTTGGAGAGTTTAAATGACAGATAAAACCTACGAATTCCGGAATGTAACAGACATTCTTGAGCTTACAGACGAACAATTTGAACGATTTCTGGAGGATTTTAAGATTTGGTTCAAATTCCAAAAAGAAGCAAGAGAGAAACTGGCTCATTTAAACAAATTAGGATTCGTCAATGTTAGTTTAGCTGACGTTATTCGATGGAAGGATGACCATCAAACAGGAATCAATCGTTTTAATGGAAAAATAAACATTAACGATCACGAAGTTTATGAAGTCATCATTAATTAAATCAGGAGCATAAAATGCAAAATTATTCGGTTGTACTAGACGTTTCCGTGGGCGTTACTGAAGAAGAACTAGACATGAAAATCGGTCACAAAACCCAAGGCATTGCGCCCAAAGAAATACACGAAATGGTAAGCGAACTTATGTTTAAGCTACCTATTCTTATCGGCAAAATGTGGAATCTTATCGTTAAGGAACACCCCGACGCTGAAAAAGGCTTTGAAGTACAGATTTCATTACAAATCTATAAAGATGAAGACGGTGATTTATGTGCTAACGGCAGCGTTGATAAAAAGGACGGTATTGAAGCTGTTTTGTTAGGGTTTGTTAAAGCCATTTTAAGCAATGACCCGGACTTGGAAACAATATTTAAATAAGGAGATGAATGATGAAAAAATACTTTGCTTATGACGCGTTAGAACGTGAGTTCACAACGCATGAAACACTAGAGGAAGCTAAATCACAAGCGCAAGATTTTGTTGATCAAACTTTTGAATTCGGCGCTAATGATGGATTTGATACTGACCTTGAAAACGCTATAAAAGAAGGGTGCTTTGGGGTTGTATTAGGCGGGTTTGATTTACCAACCCGACCTCTCACCAAAGAGGAGGATATTTACGGTGATCAGTACACTCACATGGTTGACAATCCAGTGCTTGTTGAATATCCACAAAACAATGGATGGATTAAGTGTTCGGAGCGATTGCCAGACGGTTGGAGTGAAGTTTTATTTGCAATGAAGATACCGGAATCCGAATCCGGGTGGCTAATTAGAACGGGCAGCTACTTTGAAGATGGTATGGGATTTTGTAGTTTTGACGGTGTAGAGTTTGAAGGTGTAACACATTGGAAACCGTTACCAAAACCGCCAACAGAATAGATTTTATTCTTAAAATCTAACATATCATTCAGCCTTCTCGCGAGAGAAGGCTTAGTCATATGACGGAGAGGATAAAAAATGGAACAAAAAGAAGCAAGAAGAAAGCAATTAATTCAGCTTATACACATTGGGAAAAGTAAGTTACAGATGGATAAAGAGGTTTATCGCCTTTTTCTTGTTAATACAGTGGGCAAAGATAGCTGCACGCAGATGAATTTGATTGAGTTAAACAAGGTTGTGGACGCCATGAAAAAACGCGGTTTTCAGGTTTCCGGCGGGCGTTTTAAAGACGGCAAACGTAAATCGCCACCGAGTTCCGCGCATGTGAGCAGTAATATCGTTAAAAAGATCCGAGCTAAATGGATAGAAATGGCAGACGCAGGCATTATCCGTGACAGAAGCGAAGACGGTTTAAATGCGTTCGTTAAAAATATCGCAAAAAATGAACAGGGCGAGCCGATTCCTTTTGTGAGTTGGCTCAATAATGCGCAGGCGTCGATTGTGTTAGAACGCCTTAAACAATGGCAAAAAAGAACGATTAAGGAGTAGTTTATGAAACCGTCACTAATGGAAATCCGCCGCCATGAACTTCTTGAAGAAATCGAATCGCTGGTGATTGCGCTATGTAAAAATTACAACTTAGGGCAGGACATTTGTGAGCAGATTGGCGCTAACGTTGCCAACTGTTTATGCGAAGAATTTGCCGGGCAGGTCATTGCGTTTCCTAAAGACTACTTCTATAAAATTGCTCAACGTGATCTGGAAATCTATAATAGTTTTAACGGCAGAAATTGGGGTGAGCTTGGGCGTAAATATGACTTAACGGAGAATGCTTTGAGGAAGATTGTTAAACGTATTCAGGACAGGATAGTTAAGGAAAAGCAACCTGACCTGTTCACATAAAATAACGGCTCTACTGATCTAATTTTGTAGAGCCTTTTTTATTTATCTTTTATCTTTATTTCTGTTTCACATACTGTAACTCTTTTTCATTTTATCTATCCCACTTCTTCAAGGATTAACCCACTAAGTCCCATTTATGTCGCTTAGACTATTTATTTATATCACTGTGGATCACCATTTTCTTGGTGATTGCCGACCACGACTCCCGCGTTGCCGGCGCCAGCCTGATGCCGATTAAACATTTCCACATCCCGGCATTGATTCTGGGCGACGGCATTGCACCGCGCCGCGATAACCGTTTGGTCAGCCAATTCGATATGCCGACCACTTTACTTTCCTTGGCGGGCATCAGCGGCGATTACCCGATGATCGGCTACGACCTCACCAAACCGAACGATCCGAACCGCGCCATCATGCAGTATGACCAAGTGCAGGCGCTCATGCGCGGCAACGACGTGGTGCTTCAGTTCCCGAAAGTGGGCGCCAAAACCTACCGCTATGACAAAGCCACTGAAACCTTAACGGAAGCGGAAGTCCCGCCAGCCATGGTGAAAGAAGCCTTGGCGCACGCGCTGTTAGGCAGTTATTTGTACAAACATCGCTTATACACCACCCCGGAAATCAAACAGACGGAAGGAAAGCGTTAATGTGGAGATAAAAAGTGCGGTCGAAATTCGCGATGGATTTTGACCACACTTTTTCTTTACGATAGTTCGGGTGTCCAAGCTTGGATTAAAAAATACCAGCGTGGATGCTGACGTTATAAGGGGAGCTCGTCATTAGAAATAGGTAGTTATTAAACTATTTTTTCGATATTTTAGATATAACAAAATAAAGAAATAACTAATTGAAAGATAGATGATATAATTTTCTTTTTCGGCTTTTATTTCTTTAAGACTCATTTCCGGATAACCATATAGATGAGTGTTATTTAAAAAGTCTAAATAATCATAAAGTATTACAAATGAAATTATTGCAATTACTGCTATGAATAATATTTCTTCTTTTTATAAGAAATAAAATAAGGCATAAAGTGAAAATAATATTTATGCAAAATATAAACATGGTAATTATTCCTTTTGGCATACATCAGTCATATAAATACCAATTGCTTCATTTCCCCAGTACGGGTGTTTTACTATCCTATAATTCATGTTTTTATCACAAGATACTTTAACATTGTTATAGTTTACAGTAAGAGGTAATTCCTTTATATAAAACTCATTAAGGCATTCTTCAAGTTTTTTAAAAAAGTCATCGTTATGTTTCCATAAGTCTATACAACCTGCGCTCCCAGCTTTTGCTCCTCCATGTATAAAAAGTTATTACGGCTTGTATTGGATTATATTTTATATATTCTTGTTCTAACACTCCCCCAAGAATAATATCCTCCGGGAAATCTCCCTAATTTAATACCTAAAGGGGTGGTTATTACACTAGTATCAACAATAGCTTTATCAATAATAGATAGTTCGCTCATTTTTTGTATTTCGTTTGAAAGAATAAAATACTCACCCTCAGGAATTGGACCTATGTTTGCCATCCCTTGCCTTTCCTCAGAATAGTCAAAGACTAGTTTCTCATTATCTTCTTTGGGTCTTCCTGAAACTGCAGGGTATATAAATTTATTGTCTTTAAAAAATAGGGTTAATTCATAACCATTGAAATATAATTTAAATTTAGGTTCTGAGATTTTTTGATGTACAGTGTAATCAGTCATTTTAAACAGACCTTTTGTAATTTTTTCAATTGCTCCATTGTTTTTCCCTAAAATTAAATGCAC